GTGTCGCTAAACATCATCGGATATTGCCGGATTAAGAGTCTTCGAGTTCACGCCTACGACATCCAAGAGTCGAGTGTTGGAGAGTGCCGGACAGTCTTCCCTGCCTGCACACCGCTTGATGTCTGCGATATCAACCCGCTGACCTACACATCGGAATAGCCTAACAATTATGCCAAACCTTACGCTCATCACGCTCACTCCGCCGAGTCTTCCGGTTGGATATTGTCCGCTCAATTACCAGACGTTGGCCAACGATATCATCAGCGGCACTCAGGCGACGTTCAACAGCTCGATTGGAAACTCGTTCTTCAACTTCGGATCGACCACTCCTGCGCTGAACAATCAGGTTTATCCGTGGCTGGATGAGGATGGTAACTGGTTTATTCGCATCAACGGTTATTGGGCGAGAAAACATCCAACTCCCGCCAATGGACCTGAGCGTCGAATCTTCGTTGGCACCGCCGCGGATGTTTTGACTTACGACGGTGGCGATGGAACCGCCACTTCAACCAACGTAATGACCGGCCCGATGTGGGAGGTTGACACGGCTTTCGATGCTCGATTCCCGGTTGGCGTTGGAGCGTTTGCGGCGAGCGGAACCGTGAATGTCAATGGCACCTCAACGACCACATCTGTTGCCGGTGAGGACAAGCACACGCTAATCGTTGCGGAAACCCCGTTTAACGAACACACGCACGGCGTCGCTCAGTTGGCCATCCCCAACAACGACGACTACTACCTTGTTGGAAAAACTTGGTCCGGCCTCGGATCTTATCCCTCCAAGATTATTCAGGGTGCCGCTGGAACGGGTGGCGGAGGAGCAGGTCCGAGCATTACGACTGGTGAGGTTGGAACAACCAACGCGGACAAGACTGGTAACGACAGCCAGAACGCCATCGGCCACAACAACCTGCCGCCGTTCTACGGTGTGTACTTCATCAAGCGGTCAGCCCGAGTCTACTACACCAAATGAAGCTAATCGTTCAGGACATCCGCTCGACTATCGCTCGGGTCATCGGCGTATGTGTCGATGATCAGCGCGTTTACGACTACATCAACCAAGCGTGTCGAAGGCTTCTACACAAGGGTCTGTGGGCCGGTGCGTACGGACGGTTCACCATTCATACGGTCGGCGGTTGCATCACTTGGCCGCGTCAGATCGAAACCATTGAAGCTGTAGCCGATTGCTGCGGAGTCGGAACCGTCCGCAATCAATGGTTCGAGTTTCAGGAAACCGGCTATGGACTGCTCAACTCAGGAGACGCTTGCGTCGGTAAGCAGCTTATTGACCGTGGGACTGTCGTCTCTTACCGCGACATGTCTGGTGGTCTTAACAGCGTTCTACGAGTCTACCCTGGAGACAATTCAGACATCGGTAAAACAATCATCCTCCAAGGAACTGACGCGAACGGGAACTGGATTCGCACACAATTGCCGAGTGGAAGCTGGATTGACGGAGAACAGTTGACGTTGGCTATGCCATACGTTCAGTCCACAAAGTTATTCACTTCTTTGACCGGCGTAATCCGCGAGGCGACGAACACGGCAAGCCGTTTGTATGAAAAGAATCTTACGAGCGGAGCCGAACTCGATCTGGCAGTTTACGACCCAGATGAAACTCTGCCGCAGTACCGTCGCAGCTTGCTCACCGACCGCTGCCAAAACGACGAGGATAGGCCGGTGACGGTCATGGCGAAGATGCGCCATATCAACGCAACGAGCGTGAACGACTACCTTATTCCTCCGTGTCCTGATGCCATCAAGCTGATGGTCATGGCGATTCGTAAGGAGGAGAACGATTTGATTCAGGAAGCAGTGGCCTACGAAGCTAAAGCGGTTCAAGCTGTGCAGGAGCAGACGATGCAGTATCTGGGCGATGCTGTCGCGACGATACGCATGGTCGGTGTAGGATTAAATGGCGGTGGATTCTCGCAATGGTTCTGAACCAAAAAGGATAATTTATGGCATTACCATCATTACCCCCAGGAATGGGGACATCAATGGGAGGGTCAGCACTCTCGGCTGTTGGTACAATTTTGGGCGGATTGTTCGGTCCTAAAAAGGTCAAAGTCCCAGAGTTCAAGCCAATTGATTTTGCCAAAGAGCAGCAGCAAGCGATTCAGCAGAACATCGCGTCGCTTGAGTCGGCCACTGATCTGGCAAAGAAGACGACTGCCGCTGAACAGTCTCAGCTTGAGTCGCAGCTTCGTCGTGCGATTCCTGGTTATGACCAGCTCATTCAGCAGGCGAGTCAGAACATAGGAGCAGCTTTGCGTGGGCAGGTTTCTCCTGAGGCTTCCGCTCAGGTTCAGCGTTCGACCGCTGGACGCGCTTTGTCTGGTGGATTCGGTGCAGGATCTGGATTTGGCCGTGCGCTAACCGCTCGCGATTTGGGTCTAACTGCCATGCAGCTTCAGAATCAAGGTCTTGCTCAAGCGCAGAACTTCATCCAGCAGCAGCGGACTATGGGTATGGTTCAGCCGTTCTCGGTTGGAAGCATGTTCATCACTCCAAGTCAACGAATTGGATTCATGCAGCAGCAACAGCAAGCTCAGTATGCGCGTGATTTGCAAGCTGCTCAGGTTGCTGCTCAACCGTCTGCGATGAAGCAAGCGTTTGGCAGCGCGATTCAACAATTCACTGGAACCGTTGGTGGATCAATGTACCAACGTGGACTTTCTCAGATGGCTGGAAGCTCAAGCCAGTACATGCCATCATCTTACGATCCTGAGAGCGACGCTAGTCTTTACGCTCCACCCACAAACATTGGTGGACCAACTGATCCTTCTAACTGGGCATAATTTATGGCCGACCAATCTCTTCAAGCATTTCAACTCGGCGCATCGCTGTTCGACCGCGCACAGACGCAGAATCGGATGATGGAGCAGCTTCAAATGCAAGCTGCCGATCAGGTCATGCGCCAGCGGCAGTACGATCTTCAGAATAAGATTCAGTCGAACGCTTATGCTCAGGCGTTGGCAGAGCAAGAGGCTCAGGCTGCGGAGTTCGACACGTTTCAAAAGTTCAACGAGGAGGTTGGAGCCTATTTCAACGATCCTGAGTTGAAGTCACCAATGCCTGCGCTTCCCCGCTTCAGGTCAAAGGTTTTCAATCAGGAAGCGACTAGAGCCTATCAGGGTCTTCAGCAGTATTCTCCGCGAGCGAAAATCATCAAGGCTCGCGAACAATTTGAAAAGACTAGGGCTGAAATGATTTCCGAGATGCAGAATCGAGGAATTGACGTTTTTGACCCGCAGACTGGTCAGATTAACGAAGAGGTTTATCGTACAAATCTTCCTGTTGTCAGAAAAGACATGGAAGAGAGGAAGACCATCAAAGACCTCGGAACAGAAATGTCCGAAGAGGTTTTTCAGATGGATAAAACAATCCCTCTTCAGGAACGAATCAAGATTGCTCGCGCAAATATCGAGTCTCGCCGAGAAGGGAGAATTCTTCCTTCTGAAAGGATGAAGACGGATATCGCAACCAATGCTGTTGATGACTGGCAAGAGTTGTTTGGTCCTGCCGATGCCCGCACTGCCTCAAGGATCAAGGGCAGTGTCATGCAAAGCGATTGGAAATGGCCCGATGGAGACGATGCCGATCAAATTCGTGGCGATCAAATTACGGCAAGAGGTTCGTCAAGACTTGTTGATGAGTTGAACAAGTTTGAGGAAACGTATGGAAAAGGAAAAATTCAAAACTACGTCGGAATTATTGATGGTAAAAAAGAAGAACTGATAAGAAGGATTTCTTCAGCAAAAACTGATGAAGAAAAAGATGCGTATGCGCTTCTTCAAAGGTTCCAAAAAGTGTTCAACGACAAAGCGTTTGCCACTTCTGGTAAAGCTGTCACACAACCTGAAACAGTTCGATTGAAAGCGGCTATCGGTGACATTAGGAGCAAAAACTTTGTTAACGATGTTAACAATTTTGCTAAATTTGCTGCGGAAGATTTGTGGGGTACGATTGATGACTTAAAGGTGAAGCGTAAAATTTCGCCGGAGCAGGTCAAGTTGGCCAATGAGCTTGTCGTGAAGTACAAGCTGCCGCTTACGCCGTTTGG